TTACCCTCTATTGTCAAAAGGGTTCAATTCAACTGCAGCCTCTAAATGACCTGGAGCAAAATGCGCATAACGCATAGTCATTTTTATATCGCTATGCCCCAGTATTTTTTGCAACACAAGAATATTTCCTCCCCGCATCATAAAATGACTGGCAAACGTGTGACGTAGCACATGAGTTAATTGCCCATCAGGAAGCTCGATCTTCGCTCTCTTAATTGCAGCGTCAAAAGCCTCATAACATGGTGAAAATAACGCTCCTCGTTTTTTAGGAAGCATAGCCTGCAATTGAGGTGAAATCGGTACAGTGCGGTTCTTCTTTCCTTTAGTTTTAACAAATGTGATTCGACCGGGCAGCACTTGAGATTGCTTTAATCCTTCAGCTTCACTCCACCGAGCACCAGTCGCAAGCCCAATACGGACAACAACCCCCAAATCTTTATTCCGTGACTCATCACACGCAATCAGAAGGCGTTCAATCTCATCTACATACAGAAACGCCAATTCCTTTTCTTCCTCACGAAACTTGCGAATGCCAGTCAGGGGGTTTTCACCAGACCACTCCCCAAGGCGCTTCAGTTCGGCAAAAACAGCATGTAGATATGACTGCTCGCGATTAACGGTTGCTTCACTAAGTTTTTTCTTCCCCTTGGGATTCCATTCTCCTGATAACCTCCTTTCCCGATAAGTAGCAAACATATTTTTGTCAAACTGAGAAGCAAATGGATCTCCCAGCCTGGAACAAATAGACTCAAGTTTGACTTTGCGCTCTGCACCAGAGGACAAGGTTTTACCGTACATCTCAAACCAACGAGCAACCAACTCAGAAAGACGAGGACCAGAACCATCTTGAAACTCGTCTCCAACTCTACTATTCATTAAACGGCGCTCATAAGAGAGCGCCTCACTTTTTGTCGCAAACTGTTTACGAATACGTTTTCCCGATGCCCCGTAAGGATAACATTCGCAAAGCCATTTACCTGATGGAATCTTACGAACCGACATTTTAGTTACTTATCACATAAATCAAATGCAGCCTTAGTGACATCTCCCAGATTCTTTTTTAACCCTGGGGCGGCATCATTATCCAGCCAAAATGGATTATTGTTATCTAACGGTAACGCACCAAATGTTTTACCTTTTATTCGAGCCAAACCTGTAAGCGCATATAACTTATTATCGTCAAAATTCATCACATAAGGATTACCATCTAGACACTGTAACTGAACCTCATCAGTATTAAATGGCCATACCCCATTGAAACTCTCACGTTCAATATTTTTAAAAGGCATTGCGACGGCAGAAAAAGAAAACATAGATAAAAAAGTAACTAATAGTTGAACATTTTTTACTTTCATACCATTACCTCAATTTAGCTCAAGTAAGATTACAAATTAAAAAACATCCTAGAAATGGCACCACCTACCAACCCCCCTACGCAGATAAAGAATATTATTTCTTTTGGATAAAGTCGGATTAATTCTGAAGCACGAAGTCGGACTTCTGGTAAGGTCGAATTCTCTGTGTTGCTTGATACCGATTGTTGCTCTAACCACGACAATGCAGACTGCAACTGAGAACGAGTAAGATCGTTTAAACGTCCTGTACCGAAATTGATATGGCAATACCGCAGAAGTTTTTGTCGAAGTCCACAGTCTTCACTGTTACGTAGTAATAAACTTACAAGAGCCTTACAGGCATCATGATCTTTACATCGCTCAAGCATTGCATGCAGAAAACTCTCCGCTGTTTTATATTGATTTACTGTCATATCATCAATACCAGCTACACCAATCTCCGCATGTACTTTTTGCCAAATAATAAACGCTTCAGTATTGCTAGCTTCTGCAATAGCAGCAACCAAGCTATTTAGCTCCTTACGCTGAGCCTTAAGCAAAGGGCGATCGTCATCATCATTATTCGAAGGGATTGCGATATTGACGGTATGAGAACCATCATATCGCCCTATCTGAATATTCTTTTCGTGAAAATCACGCCCAGCAACGCGATTGTTTGAACCGTTTGAGTTGACGGCCATGTCACCTCCCTACTATCACCTACCCTTAGTTTCGTTATAGTCACGCCCAGCGATACGGTTATTACCGCCAGAAATATTTAACTCACGTCCTGATGGCTGAGTTTCCTTTTCACTGGCCGCACCTTTTAAAGCCCCGATCACCGCGTTTTTCACATCTAACGAAGCTGCTCGAAAGCGAGTAATCAACTCCTGCTCATCATCGTTATAAGTTTCAGGTGAGTGAATTCCCAACACAACATACTGAACATCAAGGCCAAAACGAGACAGCGCTGCCAAATACGCAGCATCAGGAAAGCTATCTCCTTTCTCATATCTAAGCTGAGTTAGCTTTTTGACTCCACCAATGTCGCTCATAGCAACTTGACTAAGTCCCAATCTTTCCCTTTCCTCACGCAACCTCTGACCAATATCATTTTTCATACAAAAACCTTGACAGGTATCTTTTTTGATACCAAAATGATTTCACGAGCTATTAGATGATCACAATATATCACTATGAAACAAGTTCTTCACGATACCAGATCACGCATTCCGCGTAACACCGCCACAGGTCCAAGACTGGCACTTCGGCTGTCCCTCGAGGAGCGAGCCGTCATTGATGAAATGGCAGCTAAAGAACAACGCTCATCCTCTAACATGGCGCGCATGATCTTCCTTCGCGGCCTAGAGCTAACCCAGAAAGAACAAAACAAATCTTCCTGATCAGGAGGCTAATGGGATGTCAGGTATAACCATCAATATCAATGTGAATGCCCCCTATGTATCCCTGCAGAAATATGCAGAGATAACAGGTATCCCTCTTAATACATGCAAAAAGATGTTGGCTGACGGTCGAATTATTATCCGACCCAAACGCGCCAAAATGGAAAAGCCTGAAGTAAACCTTGTGGCGATGTTAAAAGACGCTTTGGCTAACAGCTAAAACAATGAACAGAGCATCATCATGAAAAAAAACACTAATATTCCATACTCCAAATTTCGTAATGGCGTAGAACGCCACGCTAACCGTTTCGCTATCAGTACATCACGTAGCAACACTCGCTACAGCCTGAGCGAAACACACGCTACACCTGATGGCCATCCCGTAAAACAAATTGGTGAACACACCTGGCTGATTGAGAAAGCTGGAATCGTGGTTCACAGATGCCAACGCAACCCATTTACCGGAAACCGCATTTTTGCTCTGAGCAACGGCGACAATCAGTTTGGACAGGATTTCACGTTGTACGAAGCTCTGCGCACGGTTGATCGTCTGCTGCGTGGACAGAATTTCATTAAACAGGCTGATTTATAACAGGTGCTTTATGACCAAAGACCATGCTCAGGGTGTATTTATCCGCTTTATTGATTTTCGCGGTGAGCTGTTGTTGCGCGCATCAGCTATTGATGGAGTGGTTCCGGTAGATAAAAGCACGGCCACTTACATTTATCTGAACGGCACACGCCTGACCGTAGAGATTCCATATCAACCCGTATGCGAAATTATTAGCGAAGCTGAAAAAGCACGTCAGGTTAATGGCGATAAACCCTATCTCGAAATTATCTGCATGGATTCAGAAGCTGAAATTCAGAAGGCAGATTAAAGGGCGTTGCGATGGATAAAGAATATAAAACTCTCGTCAATAAAGCACTTGAGCGCTTTCATTTTCGCTTAAACGCATCAGGCGCTCATGCTGAACGCGCAGCCCGAGAGTCATTGACCAGAGCTATCAAGAGTATATACGACACGGCTTTTTACGTTGACGACCCGGACGCGCTCGACGAGCTTTCCGTACTCGTCTGCGCCGCAGAAAACGGGGACCATATTGAGCCATATAAACTGGGAAATATTGCATGAGTATATTTATCTCATGGCTTGTTCTGATTATTTCGGTGGCCTGCGCTATTGGGATTATGCGAATTATTAATTCAGTAAAAAAGATTGAACGCTTTTTCACTGAAGAATAACCGCGCAAATAAGACTCCAGGTTAAATAAGAAAATGTGAAAACAATCCGCATTCGCGGAGGTATTCGCACACGCCAAGGAGGCGTAATGGCAATTAAGCATTTTCCTGTCGTTCGTTTCACCTCCAGAGGACGTGAATACGAAGTTGACGAACGCCTGATTACCACAATCGACAAACACCGTTCAGAAAAGGATGCACATCACATCTATCTCACTGACGGTACTTACTTCTGCGCCACCAACGTGGTGCAGGTGAATCTTATCAGACAGGTACAGGAGTCACGCAGATGACCATTCTGGACTACATCGCTGCCAATCCGGGTTGTAGCGGTGGAGAAATCGCCGCAGCACTGAATACACCAACCACAACCATTAATGCGGAGCTACGCCGTCTCTGGCGCAGCGGTTCAGTCATAAGAAAAGAGCGCAAAACAGGCGGTCGCTTTTCTTATCAGGTAAACCCGATGCCGTTTGGGTGTAGCAACCCTCTAACCCAGATGTTCAACCAGCTACTGAGAGAAATCAGAGCATGAGCACCTCCAACTGCCGGAAACCACGTCGGGCTTCAGCAGCTCATCCGGCAGCAAAACAAACTCCGTTAATTCCTGTTCCGGGCCTTTCCTGCACCTTGCGGCAAGAGGCCTTCGCACATCTGCAACAAGAGGATTGCCGCAATGATTCTCGCCGAAGACTTTTTTGATTACCTGCTGAAAACCGAGCGCGATTTTGGTATTCGCGTTCTCGACCGCTATGCAATGTATCTGAAATCACTGCCGGAACAGCAGCTCCCGGACGGCCAGATTGTTATTGACGGGCGCTACATGGTTGGTAGCTGCCAGGAGGATTACACACTTTCCCGCATCGAAAGCGGCACGCCTTCCGTACTGGGTATTTACCTGCGAACTTCATCTCTGATTGCTGATGTAATTGCTGACAGCATTCGCATAACACACCGTTATGCCAGCACAGAGAGCACCATGCAGGAAATCCAGCGGCTGGCTACCGTCTGCCACAATGCACTGAGCGGAAAGGCGGAGTAGTCGGCGTGGCAACGGAGTACATCAGAGACTGGCAACAACCACGCCATGCAGTCGGTGGCGAGGGAACGGGGGAGCCTGTCCGCCCCTCCCTTCTTTCTTCCTGGCTGGATGCCTACCGGGCAGAGAACGAGCGCCGCCAGGAAATGGCTGATGCGGCGTTCTCCGCTGCACCACTGGGCAATCTGATTAATAAAAGCCTGGACGCACAGGAAAAACAGGACAAAGCCATCACACTGGCAAGAGAAGCCAGAAAGCAGGCACGCGGTGCGGTGGATGAAGCCATGGCCTCGCTGCGTCTGCTGCCGTCCTATCTGCGTGATCCGCTTATCCGCCATCTCTCTTTCCTGCACAAAAAACAGGAATCTGGCCACCAGAAAGGCAAAAAGAACCAGCAGGCGGAACGCTATGCGAGCGGAACCCTGCGCAAAATATTCGAACGTCTGGCCCGCACCGACCGTCGCTGGCTGACTCCGGGTTATCGCTCCCTTGCCGGACGTGAACGTCTGGACGATTTGCTGTACCTGCCACAGCTCAACAAGCACCAGATACAGACGCTGGCCGTCATGACGGCGGCAATGTTCAGCAGCACCTTCGAAAAACTCTGCGATGGCTGTGGCGCGACCGACGGCGAGCTGACCATGGATATAACGCTGAAGGCGTATCAGATGCTGGCCCGCATGGCGTTACATCTGCACACAGTGCCGCCGCATTATGACGCACTGACAACAGACAAAGACCGGAAGAACGAACCGGACACGGAACTGCTGCCGGGTGCAATCCTCCGCCTGACCTGTGCGGACTGGTGGAAACGCAAACTGTGGCTTTTACGTTGCGAATGGAGAGAGGAACAACTCCGCGCTGCCTGTCTAGTTTCCAGAAAAACATCACCCTATCTGAGTCAGGACGCATTAAGTGAATTTCGCGCACAGCGCGAGAAAACACGCGATTTCCTGAAAAGTTTCATGCTGGAAAATGAAGACGGGTTCACGATTGATCTCGAGACAGTGTATTACGCGGGAGTAAGTAACCCGGTCCACCGTAAGGCAGAAATGATGGCCACCATGAAGGGACTGGAACTTCTGGCCGAAGCCCGTGGCGACAGAGCGGTGTTTCTGACTGTCACCTGCCCGTCAAAATACCACGCTACAACAGAGAACGGTCATCCGAATCCCAAATGGAACGGCGCCACCATGCGCGATTCCAGTGATTACCTGGTTAACACTTTTTTTAAGGCGGTCCGCAAAAAACTGAATCGCGACGGCCTGCGCTGGTATGGCATCCGCACGGTGGAGCCACACCATGACGGCACCGTGCACTGGCACATGATGGTCTTTGCACATCCTGAAGAAATCGACAGCATCGTGGACATCACCCGTGATATTGCCATTCGCGAAGACCGCCACGAGCTGGGCAATGACATAACTCCGCGCTTTAAGGCAGAGTACGTCGACGGTTCGAAAGGTACGCCGACCAGCTACATCGCCACCTACATCGGAAAGAACCTGGACAGCCGCGCCGTGGATGGCATTGACCCGAAAACAGGCAAGCCACGCGTTGATCACGAAACCGGAAAATCAATGGCCGAGAGCGTGGAACGCGCCATCGGCTGGGCGCGCCTTCACCGCGTCCGCCAGTTCCAGTTCTTTGGTATCCCCTCCCGTCAGGTATGGCGTGAACTCCGCCGCCTTGCCAGTCAGATGGCCCGCAACCCGGAAGGTCCACAACGTCTGGAAAATGACGCAATGGATGCGGTACTCGCTGCCGCTGATGCCGGGTGTTTTGCCACCTACATTGAGAAACAGGGTGGCGTACTTGTTCCACGCAAGGATTACCTGATTCGCACCGCCTACGACCTCGCAGAAGAGCTGAACGATTACGGCGAGCAAAGCGTACAGATTTACGGGATCTGGTCGCCACAAATCGGGGAATCTTCCCGCGTGTGCACGCACCCGGATAACTGGAAGCTGGTAAGACGTAAACCGGAAGCGGAAGACAGCGCCCGCGAAAATGGTTTTGACCTTCAGGGCGGCCCTGCCGCCCCTTGGACTCGTGGCAATAACTGTCCCCGTGTACAGGAAACGGACAACAACGGGACAGAACAGCCGGAAGAACGGCCATCACCGTGGCCGCAGCTTCCTGACGGCGTTGACGTGAATGAATGGATGCGCTCACTGAAACTGCACGAACGCCGGGCGCTGATGCGTTCGCTGCGTGACAAACAGGCAAAAAACAGCAGTGATGAAATGCAGAACTGGACACAGAGCCGCAAACAGCCACGGCCTTTGCCTGATAACCACGAGTTACTCGCTAAAGAATGGCGGGAGTCTGCTGAATCTCTCGGCCTGCATATCGGTGAACAGCAGATGCAGCACCTGTTACGGGGCGGCAGTCTGTACGTTGACGGCAGCATCATTGCACCGCAGGGATTTGAAATTGTACGCAAACCGGATACCCGCCCGGACAGCCGAATCACGCAGCTCTGGCAGCGCCTGAGCCGCAATCACGGCGTAAGCAGCACGGAGATCCGCCATAACCCGGTCGCCAGCTATCTGGAACAGCTGGGGGCATCAGACCCCGAAGCCGCCGCACGCCTGGCATCCACACTTCAGCAGGACCAGAACACCATGAAAACCCCCGTTACCGTGCTTTCTGACATGCTGCGCGCCATCCGTGACGCAGAGCACGCACAGAGAATCAGTGAAACCACTGAACGCGCCCACCGCAAAGCAGACCTGCTGCGGGGGCCTGACCAGTGGAAACAAAAAACAGACAGAAACGGGATTCACAAATCCCGTAAATGAGCAAAAAACGTGCCGCGATATATGAAGCGCGCACAAAACAGGCAAAAGCGGGATTTAAAAATCCTGTAACCGATTAATTAATCAACATAAGGAAAAGCGACATGAAAATTTGTATCGACGACGGCTCCACCAATATCAAGCTGGCATGGACTGAGAACGGCGAACGCCGCAACGCTATCAGCCCGAACAGCTTCAAGTCGGAATGGTCTGCGCCGTTCGGTGGCACGCAGCCCGCGAACTACATGCTTGATGGCGTGCGCTATGGTTTTGATCCGGTCAGCGATCGCTTTGTCCAGACGACCGACACGCAATACCAGTACAGCGATGTGAATGTCATTGCCATTCATCACGCGCTGGTCAAATCAGGCATCACACCACAGGAGGTGGATGTGGTTGTCACCCTGCCACTGAGCGAGTATTTCGACACAAACGCACAGCCGGACATGGCCAACATCAACCGCAAAAAAGCGAACGTTATGCGCCCGGTGGAGTACCAGAACGGCAAAGCATTCACTATCCGTAACGTACGGGTTATGCCTGAATCTATTCCGGCTGGCTTTAAAGCACTGGCTGACATGAGTCCGTTTGAATCCCTGCTGATTGTGGATTTAGGCGGAACCACGCTGGATGTAGCAAAGGTTCAGGGACAACTGGCAGGTATCAGCCAGGTGTTTTGCGATCCACACGTAGGCGTTTCCCTGATGGCCGATGCAGTACTGTCGGTGATGGCCACTAACGGTATGCGTACCAGTCACCACATCGCCAATACCATTATCGAACATCGCCATGATGAAGCCTGGCTGCGCCAGCACATCCATAATGACGCGCATTACGCCAGCCTGATGGCGGTTATTCGTGAAAAGGAAGAAACACTGAAACAACGCGTGATCCGCGCACTGGCGGGTTTTTCGGGTTACGGGCGGGTGATGGTTGTCGGTGGCGGGGCGGAGATTGTGGCACCCGCTATCCGCGAAGCCTGCGGAGTTAATGCGACTTTCATCGCGGACGGGGGGCCACAGTTTGCTCTGGTTAATGGGCTGTACGCAATGGACAAGGAGTAAACCAATGACGACTCCAACCAGACGGATAAGTTTCTATCTGAAGCCCGCCGCCGTCAAGAACGAAGGAGAAGCATGCGCCTGGCTGGACAGCCTTACACCAGAAGCCCGCAAAAGCGGCCAACGCGTGGCTTTTCTGGCCGGGCTGGCACTTCTGAAAATGAATCCGGCAGAGGCTTACCGACTAGCTGCATGGGCTGATGATGAAGCGTTATCAGTGACACAAACCAGGACAGAACGCCCCGCATCACAGCCAGTATCAACCGCACAGATAACCAGTCAGATGGCCGGAAATATCCGGGCGTTATTTCCTGAATAACACAACATCAGGGCGAGTTCGCCCTGCTCTCCACCTCAGAACATAAACAAGGAGAACGACTTAATGAGCGAAATCAACTATCAGGCATTACGTGAACGTTATTCACCTGTGCCAGTACCGAAATGCCCTATTTGCGGCGAGGAAATGTCAATTCAGCGAATATCTGGAGCACAGGTTGTTTATGCCTGCTCCGGTTATGGTGATGATGGAGATTTCAAAATTGGTCGAACTCTTGCCGACGAACATTATGAAAAATCACGCGTAACAGTGTTGGATGTCGGGGATCCTGAAGTATTGGCGCTACTTGATTGGCTGGAAACCAAAGACAACCGAATCGCTGAACTGGAAAAAATCGCCACTGACTATGCACTTAAATTCCAGAAAGCACAGGACGCATTAAAGTACGCCGCTTTGCTGCATAGCAGGACAGCGCAGCTACAAGACTAACTTAAAGCGGAAGATTAATACATGGTGAGTCAGGGTAATTTGTTTTTATCCCGACAAATAAACAAAAAAGTGGACTATCTCTGTAGTATCTTATTCAGCATCGTCTCGTGCAGTCTGTGCATACGTCACAACAACGCCCAATGCATTAGTTTTCTTTTCAACATAGATAATATTGTCATATTCATAGTTACCATACGGATAGCAAATAAGAATATTTTTATGCAGATCGGGATCATCAACAAACGCTCCGGAACAGCTTCTTGAACTACCGGATGTATACTCATACGGTGCAACATATGATGATGTTACTCCTGGTAAAAAATAAGTCACCATCATAAGAGGGATAATCAGGAATATCCCTGTAAGAATGCAAGAGCCAGCATAAACCTTCAGGTATTCCGACAGTCCTTTCCAGCCACTTTGCTTCACTACCCCCCTCTTCACCAGAAACAAGGAGAAGAAAAAGGACATACCCATACTACACAAGATGTAATAATTGGATATACGCGAATTAAGATATGTAATCCTGTAGATATCTGCCCTCCACCAGTAAAAGAGGAAAATAATCCCTAGCACTGAAACAGTCATGCAAATCAAATAAGGATATGAATCTTTCTTCATGTCTTGCGCTCATTAAAATTTCCCTGCTACGAACAAATTTACCATCCGTTTTTTGCGCAGAAAACAGCACGATGCACACTGCACGATAGTGCACAAATTTGCACAATTTTTTTGAACGACTTTTTACCCTTCCGGCCCGCATGGCGGCTGGATCCGTCAAGGATCCGTGCGTGCACAAAAAAACGCGTTTTTTCTGCGCGCAGGTGACGGGGGAACAGCCCGCGTTTCAGGGGGTAAATAGCATTCCCTGAACGATGTCGCAGAGACACAACAGAATGGCTGTATTTCTCACGCTGAGCGTGAAAAATACGTGAGGGATTCTGATTTGATGGGGTGAAAGGTAAGGCCGTCAAAATCGCACTGAGGCGGCAAAGAACATGCAGTCAACGCGGTGGGATTGCGTAAGAGTCTGACCGCCGATGATGGCAATAAGCAGAAAAGCGTCGTGAAATTATCTGATTGATACAGGAGCTGGAGAGCCGGGGCATAAATTTTTTATGCCCCGGCGAAGCAGCAGACAAGCGAAGCGCGTCAGGATGTGGGCTGGGTATCTAACAGTGCGTAAGGGTTAAAGCGGATCACCTCTTCGCCAAGCCAGTCATTGATGTGCTTCATGGCCTCCATGACGGGCATCAGCTCGTTAATTGCGTAAACCCGCGCGGCCTTCTCCACATCACCAAACGCACTTTTTTCACCCGGCATCGCCCCCATCAGTTGCGGCGGAACGCGGTGCGCAGCCAGCACATCATCACGGGATGCCGCCTTAACATTCATGAACTCATCCTTTGCGGTGATCTGCTGGAACGGCAAAATTTGCACCCCCTCTTTGCCCCCGTTGGGCGCATGAATGAGCACGTTTTTAAACGCACCGCCACCACGTGCACCCTGTAGCGTTTCTTTCAGGGAGTCCATGCTTTCGCGGTTTACCTGCGCTGCACCGATGTAGATGATGCACCCGGCGTGGGATCCGTTGTCGTAATACAGTTTTCTGAACATGTCCGCCGAATGAGACAGGCTGGCCGAGAGTAATGCGCCGAGATATTCCGGCATGCCGTAGATTTCCTGGTTAATGTCAGGATTCATCAGGTGGCACACTTTGCCAGGGCGAAACTGGAACGCATCCTTGCCATCCTGCACATACCACCATGATTCAAGATCGCTACCGCGTCGCATGTATTTCGCCAGGGCGTGCCGTAATTTAAGCGGTTCGCCGAGCATATTGCTTCGAAGCTCAAGGAATGCGTTACCGAACACAAACCAGTCCAGCGCCAGCGCCGAGAAATCCTGCCGGGAAAGCAGCGGGTGCGGGATGTAGCAACCGAGTAATACATTGCGCTTAAAGTAAAGCGCAGACTGATGCCAGGACGTTTGCCGGGCAGCTCTTGCCAGACCGTACCAGTCCACCGGGGTTTCATACCACCGCCCGTTATCAGCACAGTACATATTGTCCAGCAGGTCATGCCCGGTCAGGCGATAAGGACCATCAAATGTGAATGCACTGAGCGACGATTCTTTCCTGAGCGCATCAGCGAGATCAATGCGTGAACTCATGCGCACTTTTTTATTTTTTCTGCTCATCAGAACTCCATAACCGTGAAACGCTCGTTTTCTCCTTCGCCGCCAATCGGTTCGTTAATGACAGCAAGCATGGTTGCCCACGCAAGGTCGCCGTGGCTGATCCCCCTCGCGCGGTCCGTTTCGTAAGTGATGAAGCCGCCCGGTGTTTTCACCTTACGCACGGCGTTAAAGGCCGCGACCAGCTCGCGTTCGGCGCGATCGTATTCCCACCGCCCGGCACGCATTATTTGCAGCATTTTCAGTACCAGCGACCGTTTTGATGACAGCGTGAAGGTGTACGGAATAGCAGCAGGGAAAAACCGTTTCACTATCTGATAAACAGCCTCCCCGTTCCCGCCCGTCACATCAATGCCGATGTGTTCCACGTTGTAGCGACACGTGAACTCTTCAATGACTCTGGCCTGTTCTTCAAACTCCAGCCCCTGAACGCGTCGCGTCTCCACCGTTCGAAAACGGCCACCAGGAACAGCCGGAGGAACCACCACGGACACAGCGCCGCTGTCGCCGTTGCCACTGCTGCCGTTTGCGTCATACCCAATCCATACCGGACGATTCCCCATCGGGCGGGGAGCAAAAGGTTTCCAGTCTTTCCAGTCGTCGTATCCGTCAACGCCACAGCCAATCAGGATATTCAGGTTAAATGCCGATTCCCCTTCGCGGACAAACTCACACATATAGAGATTGAGGAACTCGTCTTCGGTGTTTTCATCACGAATTTCGTTGATATCGGTGTGTTTCCAGCCGTGATTAACCACATCTTCCAGCGTGACAATTTGCCGCCACGTCCTGTCAGAGCAGATAAGCCCGTTATGCAGCGTTTTCCAGTCCACAGAAAAACGCTGGCGTTTATGCGAGGCCTTTTTCTCGTTCCAGCGGTCGCCGTTCCAGTAGGCGTATGCCTCGTGCGTTTCGGTGGATGGCGTGGAGAAGTAGGTGCGCCGCAGTCCGCTGAGGGTTGCCATAGCGCCAGCCACCTTGCGCAGTTCAGCAAAGCGACTGACCCAGAAAAATTCATCAAAATAAAAATTGCCCGTATAGGACTGTGCCGACGCAGCAGAAGTGCCGAGAAAATGCAGCTCTGCGCCGTTGGAGAGGATGATTTTATCGCCCCCTTTCAGCTCGACATCAACTTCAGCCGCGGCCTTCTGAATAATGCTTTTAAACTGGAACGCCTGACGACGCGACGCAGACAAAAAAATCTGGTTACGCTGGTAAGGCTGCGCCACATCGTCACGCAGCGCCATCAGCAGTGCTTCCTGCGCAAAATACCATGTCGCCCCAATCTGTCGGGATTTCAGGATCATCCTGTTACGTATCCCGGCTTCCCTGCAAAGGGTCAGGGAGTCAAACCAGCCCCGCTGATGCCACTCCAGCCTGCTGATGATTTTTTCCCGCAGTGCGGCAATCTGTTCCGGCGTGAAATGATTCTTGAGCTTTTTCGCCCGGCCTTTCTTTCCTGTGGCCGTTGCATCCGGCTGGCCATCATGCAGTTTTTTAAGCTGCCGGGTCAGCAGGTCTATTTCCTTGAAGTCACCACCTGTTTTATTCTGTTTTTCAGTAAGCTGGATGAGGCGCGCATCGATGGACTGCGTGACACGCTGCACGGGTGGCGTTTCATCCCACTGGTCGCGTTTTTTCCACGCATAAATCGTGTTCGGGTTTATTCCCATCAGACGTGATATTTCTGCGGGCGGATAACCCTGCCAGTAAAGTTGCCGCGCACGCTGGCGCACAAAAGCGTCCTGAATCATTGCTCCCCCTGAGTAATTACAGGAAGATTACCCGCGCGCGAAACCGTTCTCCTTAACCCCCTGTTCTGGCCGTTTTCTTACAACAAAAGCCCTTTGTATCAGCCTGTTACGCTTTGCCATCATGACTGAAGAACCAGTCAGAGGGGCAAAAACTATGGCTAATGAAAAAAAGACATCCCGCAAAAAGTTTCGCGTGGCTGTCTCCGGATCAACTGTTGATGGCCGTGAAATCAGTCCGGTGCATCTGCGTGAAGCCGCCGAGAACTTCAACCCGGATGTTTACGCTGCCCGCGTGAACGTTGAGCACTATCTCTCGCCATGCCCGTCAAGCGAATTTTCCGCAATGGGCGATGTCACCGCACTGAGTACGGAAGACATTACGGAAGGTCCGCTGGCCGGACGTACTGCGCTGTATGCAGAAATCGAACCGACCGAGCGCATGAAGCAGCTTGTCGCTGACGGCAAAAAAATCTATTCCAGTATCGAACTGCACCCGCAGTTCTCCGTTAACGGGCGCGCCTATCTGGTCGGGCTGGCGATGACCGACACCCCGGCAAGCCTGGGCACTGAGCGCCTGAAATTCACGGCACAGCAACGTCAGGCAGTAATGACGTTCAACAGTGTCCAGGGTGAAGCACCGCTTATCTCCGAAGCCATCGAGTCTGAAATCATCGAAATGGCAGAACAACGCCAGGAAGAAGGCACCCAGTGGTTTAACCGCGTAATGGGGATTATTGGTCGTGGCCGCAAAGCGGATGACGCCAGTTTCTCCCGTATTCAGGAAGCGCTGGAAGGCGTCGCAACGTCACAGGCCGACATTATCGACCGTTTTAATGTGCTGGAAACCCGCCATCAGCAGGACCGCCAGAAAATCACGTCACTGACCACAGAGCTGACAGCACTGAAGGAAAAACTGCGCACGCAGGACGGCGATCCGCAGAACCGCTTCACCGCAACGGGCGCAGCCTCCGACCAGCTGGCTGACTTCTGATAAGACAAAGGAGCAAATTTTTTATGAATCTGGTGATGTCAGATATTACCCGCAACAAGCTGGGTTGCTATATGGCGCAGCAGGCGTCGCTTAACAATATCCCGATTTCTGCACTGGTATCGCGATTTACCGTGGAACCCGCGGTGCAGCAGCGTTTTGAAAACGCCTCAAAGGAAAGTACCGAATTTACGAAAAGAATTAACGTGATCGGCGTGACCGACCAGAAAGGCGAAAAAATCCTCCTGGATACCACAGGACCGATTGCGCGCACGAATACCAGTTATGACGGAACAAAACGCCGTAACCCGAATAACGTGGTTGATCTGAAAAACCGCAAATACCAGTGCGAACAGGTGAACTACGACACGTTTATTTCGTATCCGCAGCTTGATGCCTGGTCGGCACACCCTGATTTTCAGTCCCGCATCAGCGCACAGATTGCCCGGCAGGTGGCACTTGACCGCATCATGATCGGTTTCAACGGCACGTCTCACGCGGATGAGTCCAACTTCAGCACCAACAAGCTGCTTCAGGACGTTAACGTGGGGTGGCTGGAGCACATCAGAACCGACGCCAGCGAGCGCGTTATGAATGACGTGACGTTGACCTCACGCAACATGGACAACACCGTGGCGCACGCGGGTAAGTATGCGAACGCTGATGCACTGGTACAGGACGCACGCTCATCCCTGCTGGATGAATGGCACAAGGAAGCTGACGACCTCGTGGTGATTATGGGGCGCAACCTGTTTAACTCGCTGCGTCTGCCCGTGCTGAACAGCATCAGCGGCCAGAATCCCAATGCGGAATTACTTGCCGGGCAGCTCATCCTGTCATCGCGCACCATTGGCGGGCTGGGCGTGTTCCTTGCGCCGTTCTTCCCGGATGCAACGATGCTGATCACCTCGTTCAACAACCTGTCGATTTACTGGCAGAAAGGTTCAATGCGTCGTCTGATGAAAGACGAACCGGAATACAACCGCATCGCCACCTACCAGTCCATCAATGACGCTTATGTCGTTGAAGACTATGGCAAGTGCGCGATGGTCACTGGCCTGAAGTTCGCCGACAGCTAATCAACTCACGGCGGGCATCATGCCCGCCTGTAACGGAGAGAAAAAATGATTACTCCCGCACAGCAACACTGGCAGAACGTGATGGCACAGCGCGCAGGCCGGGCGAATGAAGGCGTGGACCACGCCGCGCGTACCGCGCATGAAGAGGTGCTGTATCGTCTGCGTCTGGCACAGGCACGGCTTAAGGGCGTACAGGCCAGAAGCGCGAAAGCCGCCATCAAAAAAGAGTTATTGCCGGACTTTTCCGGCTGGATTGAGGGAACGCTGGAGGCTGACGGCGGGCAGCAGGATGAAGTGATTGCCACGCTGATGGTGTGGGCGATTGACTGCGGCGATCTTCCGCTGGCGCTGCGTATTGGTGCATATGTGGTCCGTCACAACCTCATCATGCCGGATAACTTTGGACGTACTGCTGCCACGGTACTGACCGAAGAAATCTGCAACCCGGTACTGACGCAGGCCGGGACGGATGCCGACGCGGATTTATCCGCCTTTATCGAACCACTGGACACACTTTGGGAAATTGTCGCCAACCAGGACATGCCGGACGAAGTGCGCGCCAAATTATGCAAGGCGTGTGCCTTTGCCCGTCGTGGCCTGACCGATGCAGACAGCATTGCCTCATCACTGAAGCTGCTGCGCGAAGCGATGCACCTGAACCCGAACGCAGGTGTGAAACGCGAGATTGCAACCCTTTCCCGCGCCCTGAAAAAAGCCGATTCCGCAGGCACATCAGAAGACGCCAGCGCACAGCAGGCGCAGGACGAAAGCAGCAAAAGTAAAAAGACAACGCGGAAGCCTGCAACACGAAAAACCACCGCGACGCAGAAGGCGAAGCGCGGTTAACGACTGACCCCGTCAGCGGGCGGCGTGCGCGGTGTTCCGGTTTGACTCCGTGACCGTTTACACCGCGCACCCACCGCCCGATTTTTTTCAGGAGTGAACCCCATGAGTATGGTTGCCAGAACTGAACCAGGACCTGCAGAGGACGACATCACCGATACCGATGATGGCGACACTCGCATTTCAGCAGGTGCATTCTGGCCGGATATTGTGCTGCGCGAGCTGCGTCTGGCGGTACGACTGCCGGGCCGCGTGACCACCTCCCGCCTGCTGCATACTGCCACCGGGGCTGTGGCACACGTTACCCGCGAGTTGGAAGCATGGCAGCAGGAACAGCAGGCGGCTGGCCATCAGACGCTGGCCGATGTTCCGGCACCCGTAATTAACGGAGAAAGCGTCAATCTCTGGCACTGGCGCAATGCGGTTTACACCGCCACACGCGCCCTGATTCTGGAGCGTTACCGCGATGCGGACACAACGGACAAGGGCGACCGCCGGGCGGACGCACTGGATATACAGACATCGGATTTGTGGCGCGATGTGAGCTGGGCCATCTCTGACATTCTGTGCCGCCCGCGAATCTTTGCGGAGTTGTGCTGATGAAAGTGAAGGCACAGGAAGGCGACACCGTGGATTCGCTCTGTTTCCGGTTCTACGGCACGACGCAGGGCGTCACCGAAAAGGTGCTGGATGCCAACCCCGGACTCTGTCAGCAGGTATTTCTGGACGCCGGGCAGGAAGTGGAGATGCCGGAGCCGGAGAAGAAGAAACGAGAAATGATTCAGTTGTGGGGGGAGTAGCAGTGAGCACCATTCAAACAGGGATCACAGAGCAGGTTATTGCATGGCTCTTTGACCACCTGCCAACGGTGTATGCAGTAGGCGCGGCAGTCAGCATTTCCGCGCTGATGAGTCTTTATGACGGACGAACACTGGTTCAGACCGTAACGGGATCGCTGGCGTGCGGCGTTCTTGCCATGGCCGTGGCCGGGTCGTTGCGCTTCTTCGGGTTTCCTGAAGATGCCGTGACGTTTATCGGCGCATCAATCGGTTTTATGGGTGCAGAGAAAGCACGCGACAAGGTTATTGCGGCCTTTAATCGCAGGGTGAAGGAGAAGGACGAATGAGCAACACATTTAAATTCAGCAGCCGGAGCGAAAAGAATTTGCAGGGCGTAAATCCTGATCTGGTGAAAGTGACCCGACGGGCACTGGAAATTTCGGAAGTGGATTTTGGTATCACCGAAGGGTTGCGCAGCCGTTACCGCCAGAAGCAACTTGTGGCCACAGGTAAGAGCCAGACCATGAACAGCCGCCACCTTACGGGACATGCCGTGGATGTTGTGGCTTATATCGGCAGCCAGGTGTCATGGGAATGGCCGCTGTACGAAAAAATCGCAGCAGCATTCAGACAGGCCAGCCGGGAACTGAATATTCCGGTGGAATGGGGCGGCGACTGGAAGACCCTGAAAGACGGACCGCATTTTCAGTTACCACACGGAGCCTATCCGGCATGAAGCTCTGGCCCACGCTGGGTGTCGCTTTCCTTCTGATTGCCGCATGGGGAACATCCATGCGTCTGTCATGGTCGCTTGGCCAGGAGAACGCCAGAAACGAAGCACAGGCCAGCACCCTGAAAAGTACCGTCGACACCCTGAATATCATCAGCGCCGGGGTACAGGATATGCAGCAGGTGCTGGCGCAACTTCGCGTGGAAAATCAACAGCGAAATCAGGACGGAGAGGCCAGACGTGAACAGCTACGCAACGATATTGCAAAAGATGAATGCGCCCACGCTTTGCCTGACGCTCGTTTTACTGACAGGTTGCGCAGGCACGCAGAACGCGCCACGGCCAGCGCCGTCAGTCCGGCTTATACCGCAGACGCTGACCATGCCGGTAATGCCTCCCCCCTTCCCTGATACTCCCACATGGGGAAATCTCGGTATATGGGGCGACCGCCTTCTGGATGCACTGGAAACCTGTAACGCGGATAAACGGGCCATTGAATTACTGGAACAGCGCAGGCTGCAACGACTGAACAACGAGGACAACAACCATGCTGAAAACTGATTCCCTGCGTGAAGCCATGACCCGTTCATGCCGATGGTGTCAGGCTAACCCGGAAAAATTCACCATTTTCGTGGAGAGCGGCAACATTGAAACGACCGGAGAAACGCCCTCGTTTGTTTACCGCTATCAGATGGTGATGTTTGTCATGGATTACGCCGGAGAGCTGGACGACCTCACGCTGCCGCTGCTGGCGTGGTTATCCGAAAATCAGCCACAATTGTTGCTCAACCCTGAGCGTAATCAGGACATCAAATTCTCCGCCGTTATCAATGACGATGACAGCGCCGATCTCCTGTTTACGCTCCCCCTGCGGGAACGCGTTCGCATCACGCGCAGCAGTCAGGGCACACCGCAGGCAGAACACCTGCCGGAGCCAAAACCCCGCCTGCCATCTTCCGAAGGCGACTGGTCGCATGTATTCCAGGATGTGACGTGGGGTGAAAGCGATGGATAAGGCATTCACCCGCGTGGATGAAAGCTTTGAGGCCATCCGCGACAGCCTGAATCAGCAGGCCATCAATAACATCGCCAGAAAGCTGGCACAGGATTTACGCCGCGCCCAGCAGGCGCGTATCCGGTCACAGAAAGCGCCGGACGGGACCGCGTGGACACCACGCAGACGCCGCGTAACCCGGATACAGGAACGCATTCGCTTTATCTGGAATAACGAAGCACGCGCGCTGAAAAACTGGCATCACGACACGGGGAAATACGGGCGAACCATTACCGGGTGGGATGAGGATAAAAACAATATCCGCACGTTTTACCGGGATGACATCGACCGTTTTCTGGAAATACGCACCCGGCGCATCAACCAGGACAGCACAAAGCGCGTCCCCATGTTCGTAAAACTGCGCACCGCCCGCTACCTGAAAGCCCGTGCAGATGCTTCCGGTGTGACGGTGGGTTACAGCGGCGTGGCCGCACGTATTGCCCGCGTTCATCAGTTCGGTGAGCGCGATCAGGTTGCGCCGGGCATTTTCACCGATTACCCGGTACGTGAGCTGTTGGGTATCAGCCAGGCAGATGAGCGCCTGATTTATAACACGGTGCTGGGCCGGATTGCGGAGGCTGTACGGTGAGCGCAGAACTCATGCGACTGCTGAGCAACATCATCCGTACCGGGATCATCTCTGAAGTTGATGAGGAATCCTGGTGCGTGCGCGTTCGCAGCGGCGAACTGGAAACAGGCTGGCTGCGCTGGAACACCACGCGCGCGGGAGCCTTCAATGTGTGGCTGCCGCCATCACCAGGCGAACAGGTGGTAATTGCCTGCATTGGCGGCAACCCGGAAACCGCCATGATAATTGGCAGCCTGTGGAGTGATGCCAATCCGGCCCCCGGCAAAAGCCTGAAAGAAATCGTGATCAGCGCGCCGGATGGCGCGGCGTTCCGCTACGACGCGGACGCAGGCGCACTGAGCGCCAGCGGCATGAAAACGGCCACTTTACAGGCATCCGTCAGCGTGACACTGGACACGCCCGTCGTGGAATGCACAAACCTTCTGAGAACAGCGACGCTTGACGTCACAAAAGGAGGAAAGATGAGCGGCAATATCACGCACAGCGGCGGCGATTTCACCTCAAACGGCATCACAGTGCATACGCATAAACACGGTGGCGTTAAAGGTGGCAGCGATTCGACAGGAGGCCCGCAGTGACAACCCGCTACACAGGAATGAACCCGGACGGAACGGGAAACCTGAACGATACGGAGCACCTGAAACAGTCAGTCAGGGACATCCTGACCACCCCGCTGGCAAGCCGGGTTATGCGACGGGAATATGGCAGCCTTGTGCCTGATTTGATTGACGAACCCATGAATAACACAACTCGTCTGCAATGCATGAGTGCTGCCGTGATTGCGCTGACACGATGGGAACCCCGCATTGCCCTGGACGCCATCGACGTTGTCTGGAAGGCAGGAGGCCGCGCCGGGGTGACGCTGTCGGGCACTGTCATGCAGACCATGCAGAATGTTGAATTAACCATCACGCTGAGAGAGTAAATCATGCCTGCTGTTGACCTTTCCCAGTTACCGGAACCCGCCATCATCGCGGAGCCTGATTTTGAGGCAATTCTGGCTGACACAAAGGCCATGATGATTGCGTCCTATCCTGCCGAACAGCGTGAAGCCGTCTCCGCCGCGCTGGAGCTGGAATCGGAACCCCTGAACGTTATCGCTCAAACCATGTCTTTTCGTGAAATGCTGTTACGCCAGCGGGTCAATGAGGGTGCACGCGCCTGCATGCTAAGCCACAGCGCCGGGACAGACCTGGACAACCTCGCGGGCAATATGAACACAAAGCGCCTGGTTATCACTCCGGCAACGGATACCACCGACGCAGTGATGGAAAGTGACACCTCGCTGAGACTACGGGCGCAACGGGCATATGACGGTCTGAGTGTTGCTGGCCCGTCAGGTGCATACGAGTATTTTGCACGCAGCGCCAGCGGTCTGGTACGCGATGCGCGGGCCATCAGCCCGTCTCCGGCCAACGTGACGGTTTCCATCCTGTCCACTGAGGGCGACGGCACAGCAACGGAGGTGTTGCTTAATACCGTTCGCGCCGTTCTGAATGCAGAGGATACCCGCCCGGTGGCCGACCGCCTGACCGTACAGAGTGCCAGAATCGTGACATGGCGGCTGAATGCAAAACTGTACTTTTACCCCGGCCCGGAATCCGAACCTATTCTGGCCGCGGCGGAATCGTCGTTCAGGAAGTGGCTGTCTGAGCAGGGGCTTATCGGTCAGGACGTGGCGTTGTCAGCCATTGCTGCCGCATTGCATGTGCACGGTGTGCAACGCGTGGAGATAATCGAACCCACACAAAATATGGCCATCAGCGACATACAGGCGGCGCGCTGTGAGTCATTCACCATCAGCGAAGGTGGGCGTAATGAGTAATTCACTGTTACCGCCATCAGCCAGCAATTTCATGCGTTGTGCCGAAGCTGTCGGAACGCGCATTACAGACATTCCGGTAGACCTCAACACGCTGTGGTCGCCGGACACCTGCCCGGTGCATCTGCTGCCTTATCTCGCCTGGGCATTTTCCGTTGACCGCTGGGATCGCAACTGGCAGGAAGAGACAAAGCGACAGGTGATTCGTGATGCATGGCTGATACACCGACACAAAGGGACCATCAGCGCACTGCGCCGGGCCATTGAGCCGCTGGGATACCTCATTCGTGTGTCTGAGTGGTGGGAGTTCGGCGGAGAACCGGGAACATTTACCGTTGAAGTCGGCACGCTGGACAGTGGCGTGACGGAGGAAATGTATCTGGAAATGGAGCGGTTGATTGCTGATGCCCGCCCGGTCAGCCGCCACATGACAGGGCTGAATATCATTCAGGAGATCCCGGGGGATATTTTCGCGGCGGCAGCAACTTACGACGGTGAAGTCATTACCATTTATCCGGACGATTAAGCATGAGTACCACAACACGAAAATTTAAAACCATTATCACTGATACTGGTGCCAAAAAATTAGCTCAGGCAGCCGCGCCAGATGGTAATCCTGTCCGCCTGACTCACATGGCCGTGGGCGACGGTGGCGGCACGTTGCCCACACCAGACAGTAAGCAGACCCGTCTGGTGCATGAGGTGTGGCGACATACTGTTAATCGCGTCATCCTGGACGCAACACATCAGAACCGCATTATTGCGGAGCTGGTTATTCCTCCTGAAACGGGCGGATTCTGGATCCGGGAAATTGGTGTATTTGATGAGCACGGCGATTTAATCGCGGTGGGCAATACTGCCGAAAGTTACAAACCAACCGTTGCCGAGGGGTCCGGACGTGCACAAACATTTCGCACCATTCTGACCGTATCCAGCACTGCCACCGTGGCGCTTACCGTGGATAACACCATGGTGATGGCCACAGTGGATTACGTGAATGACAAACTGAAAGAACATGAACAGTCACGACGTCACCCGGACGCCTCGCTGACCGCAAAAGGCTTTGTTCAACTCAGTAGCGCCACTAACAGCACGTCTGAAGCACTGGCCGCAACGCCGAAAGCGGTCAAGACAGCCTATGACCTTGCTAACGGGAAATATACCGCTCAGGACGCCACGACGGCACGAAAAGGAATAGTCCAACTCAGTAGCGCCACTAACAGCACGTCTGAAGCACTGGCCGCAACGCCGAAAGCGGTCAAGACAGCCTATGACCTTGCTAACGGGAAATATACCGCACAGGACGCCACGACGGCACGAAAAGGAATAGTCCAGCTCAGTAGCGTCACTAACAGTGATTCTGAAACGCTTGCCGCGACTCCGAAAGCGGTGAAAGCCGCTAATGACAATGCAAACGGGCGTGTGCCCTCTGGACGTAAGGTTAATGGCAAATCACTAGCCAATGATGTCAATGTTACATCGCAGGATATTTTTAACGACCAGAGTATTGAGATTGGTGCAAATCAGAATCTGGATAATTACAAAACACCGGGGCTGTACCATCAGCCATTGAATGCCAATACAAGCGCAGCGCTGAAATACCCGGAGAATTTTGCGGGTACACTGGTTGTGCTTAAAAATGCCGGGATAACACAGATTTACTATGTGTATGACACATCCAGAAGCTATACCCGCAGCCAGTACTCAACGGGTGACTGGACACCATGGACGCCACAAGATTCATTTCCGGTAGGTGCGGCGATACCGTGGCCTTCTGATTCAGTGCCTACAGGCTATACCGTTATGCAGGGGCAGACTTTTGATAAAACAGTCTACCCCCTGCTTGCAGTCGCTTATCCGTCTGGTGTGATCCCTGATATGCGTGGCTGGACGATTAAGGGCAAACCCGCCAGTGGTCGGGCCGTATTATCTCAGGAACAGGACGGCATTAAATCACACTCCCACAGTGCCAGCGCGTCCAGTACGGACTTGGGGACAAAAACCACATCATCATTTGACTACGGCACCAAGACGTCCAGTTCATTTAACCATGGCACTAAAACCACGAATAGCGCCGGGGATCATTCACACAATATTCCTGTTGGCAACACTGGCGCTGGTAATGGTGTTTCGGCTGGTTATAACTCAGGGCTTGGCACTGGAAAAACAAGTAACGCAGGGGGGCACTCTCACACAGTAAATATTGGCGCACACACTCATACGGTAGGAATTGGCGCACACACACACTCCGTTGCGATAGGTTCACACGGGCATACCATCACCGTTAACGCTACGGGTAACGCAGAAAACACCGTAAAAAACATCGCATTTAACTATATTGTGAGGCTTGCATGATTACGCTCATTCTTTCTGCACCAGTAACAGAAATGGCTGAAGCATTTAAGCAGGTATTTGCAAATGCAGATAGTGTGAATATTGTCGGAAAGCCATTTGAAACAATCAGAGAATTTGACTGCATGGTAAGTGCGGCAAATAGTTTCGGCTTGATGGATGGTGGCGTTGATGCCGCCATTACCGCATTCTTCGGTACTCAGTTACAGTCCCGCGTTCAGAATCATATTCTTCGTGAATATCTCGGCGAACAGCCTGTAGGTTCTGCATTTGTCATTGAAACGGGGCATAATCATCACCCCTGGCTGGTACATGCGCCAACAATGCGTGTTCCGTTGACAATTGACGGAACAGACGCTGTATATAACGCAACCTGGGCCGCTCTGCTTGCCATCTTTCAGCACAATAAAAACGCAACGACAGACATGAAAATAAAAACAGTGGTATTCCCTGCAATGGGGGCCGGATGTGGTCAGGTGCCGTTTGAAAGTGTTGCCCGACAGATGAAGCAGGCATGGGATAACTTTAATAAAAAAACAGAATCAATTAACTGGGAATACGCACAATCTCGCCAGTCGGCAGTATTTGGCACATATGCATACTGTCCGGGTAATTCCGTTTGCCGTTATGCGGATACTAAATATATTGGATGCGGCGATTATCGGACGTGTTGCTCTCGTTCCGGGCAACTCTGTATTAACCCTGAACATCAGGCTGATGATGTACTGATACAACATCAGGCTAATAACCGTTTTCGCCCTGGTTCGCATATACACCGGATTAATCCAGAAAATCCCGTAGGTAATGTCACCTCTGGCGCACATAGCCACGGAAGTAGCATCGTTATTGGTACTCCTACCCATACGCTCAATAAACAATATTCTGTCTCTGATATTAAGTAGAGGTGAACATGGATTTCAGAATGAGTGAACAATCACGGACCATAAAAATTTATAACCTGCTGGCCGGAACTAATGAATTTATTGGGGAAGGTGATGCATACATTCCACCTCATACAGGTCTGCCTGCAAACAGTACCGATATTGCACCACCAGATATTCCGGCAGGCTTCGTGGCTGTTTTCAACAGTGATGAGGCATCGTGGCATCTCGTTGAAGACCATCGGGGTAAAACGGTTTATGACGTGGCATCAGGGGACGCGTTATTTATTTCTGAACTCGGTCCGTTACCGGAAAATGTTACCTGGTTGTCGCCGGATGGAGAGTGTCAGAAGTGGAACGGCACATCCTGGGTGAAAGATGCAGAAGCAGAAAAACTGTTTCGGGTACGGGAGGCAGAAGAAACAAAAAACAGCCTGATGCAGGTAGCCAGTGAGCATATTGCGCCACTTCAGGATGCCGTAGATTTGGATATTGCGACGGAGGAAGAGGCATCGTTACTGGCTGCATGGAAGACATATAGGGTATTGTTGAATCGTGTTGATACAACAGTAGCAGCGGATGTTGAGTGGCCAGTCGCCCCGCAATAAAAAGAAAAAGCCATCGACAGAAATATCGATGGCTTTATGTACTCTATTTATACAATACAACACCACTCTTTTTAGTTATATATGTGCAGTTTGATGGTATATCTTTATTTATAAAAGACATTGCACCTATTTTTACATTATCCCCAATTTTACGTGACAATCCAATGATGCAACAATTAGCTCCGATATCAACGTTACTACCAATTTTCACTCTTGAACCAGGCATGTCACCATCTATCTGTCCAATGGTAGTATTCTGTCGTAATACCAGATTTTCACCCGCATCAACAGCAAAATGAACAACAATTCCAGCATGATGGGGAATTGTTAACCCTTTTCCAATATTTGCTCCCAATCCTATTTCACAACCAAATTTGTTAATTATTTTACTGTTTAACTTTTTGGCTGCTTTCTTATGTAATTTATTACCATTAATATACATTTCGTTAGCCAACCGCCACCAGAAAAGGAAATTCCGGTTACGCTGCTTTTTCTCTCTTAAAAGCCTCCAGATATCCATACGTTTCCGCCGAATTACTTCATGTTTCCAGAAGTTTTTTAAATTAGTAGAGTTCCCAAATAAAACAAAGTGAATTGCCATTAAGTAAGACAGCACGAAAATCTCCTTAATTATTATTTCAGACCACACATGTTATAAGGTTAAGAGATTATAAAATCCTGTTATTTGTTATTCAAAAACAATTTTCTGAGAAGGACATACAACAGCAAGTCGCCAGTCACCTTCATCAGGAAATTGGCGACATACGTTAAATCAGAGCAGCCCCTTAACTGAGCTGGCCGCACTATTAAGGGATGATGTCACCTTATCTTTGAAGCCGGACAACATATCGCTGAACGATGAGGATTGCAGGCGCTCCCGCAAATCCTCATCACAGCGTTCAAGAGTCAGTGAAAATTCTATCTTTTTCGCCTTACCGTAGCGATCAAACTCGGAACGGGTCGTATTCGTTCCGGTCAGGACATACATGCCGTAAATCTGCCCGACGCCATCAATCAGAGGCCAGGGTCGCCCTGTATACGCCTGCGTGGTCAGCAGCGACAGCGACACTTCACCACCTGTAATTTCAGGATAAAGCACACCAGAAAGAACGATGCGATCATCACCTGCACCGATATACTGCCAGCTTGCTGAACGGTTAACGCGTTCATTTTTCACATGCCGCCAGCTTTTGTTTTGCTGTAACTGCTGATGCGGCAACGTGCGCAGCTCAAAAACAAACATGCCGTAGATCATCATCATGGCCATGACTCCTCAATCTTTATCGTAAAAACTGCCACGCCCGGCACGGGCGCGCCGTTCCATTTCTGCCCTGACCATTTCACCGACCAGTTTCGCCAGTTCGTGGGGATTCTGCGTAACAACGTTATGCAGATGAACATGAATTTCACCACCAAATCCGGAGGCAACAGGCTCCCGGTTACGGGAAGTTGCAGGCACTGATGCTACTGGTGATCGTATGGCCTCCGCCACCGGGCGGGTGCTGGCCGCAACAACAGGGACCAGCGCCGGAGGCAGCGGAGCCGGAACCACGGGGGTGATATTAATTGCGGGGGCAGGCTTACTGACCTGCGCAATCTTCCGCTCCTGCCACTCCCCACGAACAGCAAGTGCGCGGGGCAGGTTCTTAAAGACAATATCGCCGGGGCCAATGCGTTTTTTCGTCTCATCAACCAGCTTACCTGTGTTATCAGCAATTTTGCTTAGTCTGCGCAGCGTACCGGTATTGCTGTCTGTGAGCGGTTTGTTGTCTTTGGGTTTATCACCTCCGGTGCCATTGCCATTTTCCACAGGCTTCGGCGGATTGATTTTCGCCAGGTCCCCCTGAAGCAAGGCAACCTTGTCCTGAAGAATGGCAGCACGCTGTGCGTCTTCGATTTTCTTGCGCGCCCTTTCCGCTTCATCCGGAAGCACACCGAGCTTTTCAAGTATCCACGCCAGCGTATCCAGCAACATTTTTGCAGGTGTCAGAACAAGTTGTAACGCACCGCCAAGAACGTTACCGAATATCTCGCCAGCACTGGTACATTTATCCAGCGTTTCCTTGCTGGACTCCATCGGTGACAGCAGCGATTTAAACCAGTTAAACACCTGGCTGATCCCACTCCCGATTGCGTCAAAAACAGGACCAAACCGTTCAAAGGTTTCGCGCAACGGGGTCAGCCTTTCCATAATCCCGCTGAACACCCCGGCAAAAAATGCCCTGATGGGATCCCAGTATTTCCAGATAAGAACGGCAGCTCCGGCAAGCGCAGCCACGATAAGACCAACCGGACTGAACAACGCCCCGATAGCGCCTCCCAGTAAAGAAACGGAACCCGTCACCATTCCCCATAGTGCTGGCAGAACCCTGACAGCATTCATTGATCCGGTCAGGAGGGAAAAACCAAGACGCAGTTTTGCCAGCGGGCCAGCAAGCACACCAATAGCCAGCGACAACGAGCCAACCGTTGCAGTCATTGCCAGCAGTGCACTGCCTGCAATCAGTAGCTGGCGCGTCAGTGCGGGATGGGCCTGCGCCAGCGCCGTCACCTTTGATACCACACGCGTGAGCCACTGCGTGACAGAACGCAGCGGACCGTCAATCAGATCTGCAATGCGGATGCGCAACCCTTCCCATGCACTGCTGAGTGATTTCAGATCGCCGTCAAGGTTGTTGGCCATAACCTTTGCCGTGCGTTCAGCCTCACCGCGCGCGCCTTCAAGTTCTTTTCTCAGTTTGGGTAAGGAGCCGTCACCTGCCGCATCAACGAGGGCCATAAATGATGTGAAAGCCTCTTCTCCGGCAATGTCCTTAAAGAACGATACCCGGTCAACTTCCCCGTATTTGCGGGTAGCTTTATAAAGGTCAGCCAGCACATCCTCCATCGGGCGCATTTTGCCCCCGGCATCCGAGACAGACACGCCAAGCTCTTTCAGCGCCTCTGCTGCCGCCTTTGGCGGTGATGCCAGACGAGCCAGGCTGGCACGCATTGCCGTCCCGGCATCACTCCCTCTGATACCCATATTCGCCAGCACGCCCGCCATCGCTGCGGCCTGCTCCAGCGATATTCCCAGCTTACCCGCCACCGGACCTGCATATTTCATGGTTTCGCCCAGCGCGCGAAGGTCAGTGTTAGTACGGGTAAACGCTGCTGTAAGCGTGTCACCGACCCGGTCCATCTGGTCAGCGGAGAGGCCGAACTGCGTCAGGATATTTGAGCCAATATCCGCCGTCTCGCCAAGGTCCATACCGCCAGCCGTTGCCATGCTCAGCACGCCCGGAAGCGCAGCCTGAATGGCCTGCGGTGTGAAGCCAGCCATTGCAAGAAATGCCTGCCCACTGGCGGCATCGCCTGCGGTGAACTGCGTTTCAGAGCCAAGTTTTAACGCCTGCTCACGCAGCGCCTTAAACTGCGGGCTGTTTTTGTCGATTCGCGTCAGTGCCTGAACGCGGGACATCTCTTTCCCGAACCCGATCGCAGGCTGCAAAAAACGCCCGACAGCATAGCCGCCCGCCGCTGCCGCACCAATTGCCAGCGCACCACCTGTTTTCAGTTTTCCCGCTGTTTCCTGCGCGCTCGAATACCGCTCACGCGCCCGCGTTACACGCGCAAGCGCCTGCCGTTCGCGTTCAAGCTGGTTGTTGTATTGTTCGGTGCGTCTGATGGCCTGCTGGATGGTGTTATCGCTGCCTGTCAGGGAAATGCCGTGGCGTTTCAGCTCTCCGCCAAGCTCCCGCATTTTCTGAATTTCCCGTGCGCGCGATTCATTCAGGCGTTCAAGCCGGGTGCTTAACTGCTGCATCAGCTTTTGTTGTTTTTCGCTGAGCACTGTACCCGTGCGTTGTAACTGATTAAGGGCGTTAAGCTGGCGTCGTGCTTTCAATATGCCAGCATCCGCTTTACTGACAGCGTCACGGGCGCGCTCAAATGATCGCGCCTGACGCTCGAGATTTTTGATCGCCCCCTGCGTTCGCTGGATGGAGTCACCAAACTGCCCCATCAGGCGGCGGGCGTTTTCGGCAGGACGGGTCAGCCTGTCAACGGCGCTGAAAGCGACCCGGATATCAAGAGTCTTCATTGTCTGCATTCCCGCTGCGAAGTGCCGCCCGCTCACGCCAGCTAACCACTTCGCCGGGCGTCATCATGAAGATTTCGGCGGGCGACCAGTTAAAAATGGCGGCAATATCCGCCACAAAGTCTTCTATGTGCTCAAAGCACACAACCGTGATCAGGCTTCCGTCGCCTGTTCGTTCTTCCCGCCAGAGTCCGCACCGCTCAAAAAATTTACGGCAACCACACATAACTGAATAAAGTCACGGGATGCCATTTTTTTGATCGTCACTTCATCCAGTCGCGGTGATGTCACGCGTGACAGCAGCGTAAACATGGATTCCGCTTTCAAATTCAGCACATCAGACAGCGACAAATCTCGCAGAGATCCAGCCTGCTCAATAGCCCCGGTGATCTCCACATACGTGATTTTTTCGCCGCCTCGCTCAATTGGTTGGGTAAGTTTTACGCCACGCTCACTGGTTTCTTTCACAGTGTCAGTAACTACCGTGTTTTCGGTATCGATGTTTTTCGTCTCTTTCATCAGGGAACTCCTTTCAGTCAGAGGCGACGCACTGCGCCGCCTGCATATTACTTATCAGCCAAGCCCGAGCGCGGAACGGATGCGATCGGGCACAATGTCCTTGCCGTCCTTCCGGTAAATGAAGTTCAGCAGGTCAATCTCCCACAACGGGCGATCGTTAACGCTCAGCTTGTAGTAGGTGTTTTTAATGGCGTAAGTGTGTGATGTGGCTTCGCCCTGTTTGGCTTCCCCCATATCAATTTCCGTCACGCGTCCGCGCATTTCGACTTCATACAGGTCGCTTTCTGCATCGGTGTAGTATTCACCCGCAAAACGCAGCAGCGTGCCGTCAATCGTGCCGCCATACTTAAGGAACAGCTCACGAACTGCGCCCCCCATGACAAAGCTCGCATCAAGCGCGGAGTCGTCCAGACCGAGATCAATACTTACCGCCCCCATCATGCCACCACCCCGGTAGCTGTCGGTTTTGCGCGTCAGCTTAGGCAGAGTGACGGACGTCACCTTACCCACTTCGTTTTCACCATCCACAAACAGCGTAAAAAAGCGAAGATGTTTTGGCACAGCCATCAGGCACCTCCCAGCACCGCAAATGCGGGTTCAAAGTATTCATCAGTAAACGTCTGGTAAAGCTCCATGTCTTCCAGTGGCGGAACGGGCGTATATTTGTAGCGAATACGCACACGCCCCTGACGTAAATCCGTGGTGCTGTTATCCACCACGTCATACCAGCACTCCGCGCCAATCAGCTTCCCGGCAGTAACCAGTGAATCCAGTTTTGCCCTGATGGCACTGATAACATCCTTCACGTTCGCGGGTGTTAATGGACTGTCGATGGTTTCAAACTGCGCTTCCGCAATTGAATCAGCCAGCACCTGTGCGGTTCGGATATACACCTCAAAGATGTAGGCGTTCGTTTCCGGTGTGCGGTTGCCCCAGAAGCGGAACCCGTTGCGACGAATAATGGTCGTGATTTCTTTGTTGTTGAGGCTGTTGGCATCGCTGTCTTCGGCCTGCAACGACCAGAACACATGCCTCGACATCCCCAGCACATTTTTAACCGGAACGTTGGACAGTGATTTGTGCCATCCCTGCTCATGGTCAATGTACGCACGAAGGCCGCACGCATAGGCAGGCGCGGGGAACGTTTCGTTTTTGCCACTTTTCGGGTTGTAGGCGATGAAGTCCGGCCATAAGAGCATCACCTCACGTTCGTTGAATTTCTGGCGGTAGGTAATCGCCTCAGCCATCGTGTTACAGCCGTGACATGAGGCATACACAAACGCGCGCAGTTTACCTGCAATCACGCACAGGGATTTTGTTACAGCCTCCGTGTCCAGCTCCGGCGCGGCCAGAATACGCGGACGGTATCCGATGCTTTCATCCTGCTCTGCAACAAGCAGCGCATACATCCCCGTATAGCTGCCGTCATCCTCAGAACCACCGATAACCAGTTGATCCTGCGTCTTTCCGTCTTCTTCTTTGTGTTCAGCCACGCGAACGACGATCACCTTTGTGCTCACCTGGTCTGCGATGGCCTTAAGCGCACGATAAAGCGTCCCCGTTGTCCCGCATTTTCCCAGCACGTCATTGACGCGGGTCAGCAGTGTGGGCTTGTTCAGCGGGAACAGCTTCGCGTCCGCATCATCCGCCGTTGCCACGATACCGATAACGCTGGAATCAACATCGTTAATCGCTGTTACCAGGTCGGTATTTTCCGTAACACGGGCACCATGAAAACGAGTTTCACTCATAGCTTCAGCCCCTTGTATCCGTTAAATGATTCGGCAACAATCATCACCCACCACGCGCGTAATCTCACCCCTGCGCCGTTCTCCCGATTCGGCGACAACAAAAAGCAGTAACCCCTTCCGCACGCACATGCGACCATGCCGCACAGGGAGGGAACAGATGACTGATACCACCATGCAATTGCTCAGTCAGGGCACAGACCCCGTGAAAATGCCGGATTTTGATATTCTCGCGGAGGGTAAAACGCTGTCCGGCGTGGCAGAGCGCCTGATGAACCTGTCACTGACCGACAACCGGGGATTTGAAGCAGACCAGCTCACCATCACGCTGGATGATGCGGATGGTCAGTTGCAGCTACCGCCACGGGGCGCGCGCCTGACGGTTCTCATTGGCTGGAAAGGAGAACCGCTGACAGAAAAAGGCACTTACATCGTTGATGAAATCGCTCACGAGGGACCGCCGGACAGACTGACTGTTTCAGCCAGAAGCGCAGATTTTCGGGATGAATTTAACGTTAAACGTGAGGTGTCATGGCATGATGTGACCGTTGAGCGTGTGGTATCCGCCATCGCTCATCGGTACGGCCTGAAACCGCAAATCAGCGAAATGCTGATGGATATCGAAATCGACCACGCCGACCAGACCGAAGAAAGCGACATGTCCTTCCTTACGCGCATGGCGGAAATGCTGGGCGCAATCACCACAGTAAAAAGCGGTAATCTGTTATTCATCATGCCAGGCGGTGGCGTGAACGCACAGGGCCAGCCGTTGCCATCGTTCGCCATCACTCGCAGCAGTGGCGATCGCCATCAGTTCCGCATTGCTGACCGCGAAGCGTATACGGGGGTACGCGCTTACTGGCTTGATCTTAATTACGGGAAAAAGAAAAAAGTCAGCGTGAAACGCCGCAAACCGAAAAAAGAGAAAAGCAGCAGCCGTGAAGGTGACTATATGGAAGGTTCGGAAGGCAACGTGTTTGTGTTACGCAAAACTTATCAGAACGAACAGGCAGCAAGACGCGCAGCGGCGGCAAAGTGGCAGCAGCTACAACGCAGAGCCGCATCATTCTCCATCACACTGGCACGTGGACGCGCAGAACTCTACCCCGAAATGCATGGCACGGTGACAGGCTTCAAAAGTGACATCGACAATCAGGACTGGATTATTGCAAAAGCCGAGCACACCATTGATAACAGCGGCTTTACCACGCAGCTTGAGCTTGAGGCAAAAATCCCAGAGTGGATAGCAGAAACAGAGCGAGCAACATAGATACATTAGTTCATGCATAAGCTGGCCAGCTTACTACAAAAAGCTAGAATAAATTTGGCAATCCGCACAAATTAACAGGAGGCAGCTCAGGCCTCCGTGGTTGAATTATTGTTTAATGGCGTTTTCTATCCATGTCGCCAAATTGTTCTTGATATCGCTATAAGCGTCGTTAAAGTTAGGTTCATATACGAGTGGTTTAATTACTCGATCGCCTCGCTTAAATGTAAATTGGTCGAAAGGATTCGGTCCTTTTGTCCCATAGCCGTTACGAGGGCATTTCAGTCGATGAATATAAATACCCACCACAGCCTTACCCTCTTTCCAGGCTCTTTCGATCTCATACTTGACCCATGGGCGATTAGCCGTTTGACTCCCGATCAGTACTACTAAGCAGGATTTGCCATTTAAGCTCTGATTAATCCAATTCTTCACGCCCTGCTCAGTTCGTTTAATTTGTTCCCAAGTATTTGGGCTAACCGGTTCATCCCCCTCCAGCACTCCCATGTTACGAATCTGCTGTACCCGCATAACATCGTTATCAAAGTGAAAGCTGTAAAATACCTTACGTTTCATATCTAACCTCCTAGTTTCTTTAAAATTTCTAAAACTTTCATTTCGATATTTGCCCGATTAGCAGAGAGATCTGCAAGCTGAGCAACTTCCTTTTCCAACCAAGGGTACCGGACAAAATGTTTACTTGGATCCGTCAGCATCTCGTCAGCTAGTTCCTTGGCCATATAACCAGTGACGCCAAGTGGAAGCACGACAACCCCTGTTTCCTGAGCAATTTGAAACTCCCTTCGGACCCCATCAGCATTAACGATTCGACCATCATGGAGTTTATTCCCAAAAAGGAATATAGCGATTCCAGAAAGACCAATCATACGCTGCCGATATTCGTCCCATAGCTCGCTCAGGGCTTTATCGTTTGATGAGTGTTGAGGGAATGGCCGCATGATAAGTTGCTCTTCTGAGTACTTATCAGGCTTAGAATAAATGGCTTCAAGAGCTCCGTTGATGACCGCACTACCAATACCCCATCCAAACCCATTGACAACTCGATAGCCATTCTTCACCAAAGATGACGAAAGTATGTGTACAAAGTTTAGTGCTTCCTGTTTGTCCCAAGCGCCATACTCTTCTGCACTACCAGATATAAATATGGTCTTCTTGAGGAAGCGACTCTCAATCTCTTTCAATATAAGTGGAATATCATCGTACTCGTTTACTAATACAGCCTGAATGCCAAAACGGAGCAAATCGCGAATATGATGTTCTTGCCTACGCTGCCTATACATAGCGCCAGCTTCATCTTCATTTCCTTGCGGCAGAGAGGGTTCCTTACGAAGAAAGCAGTAGTGTCTACGACGATGCTTCTCCGGAACATGCAATCGGCTCAATATGTAATCAAGATTAGGATCAGTAAAACTGAAGCCAATAAATAAGAATGTCTTAGAAATCAAATCTCCACTCAATGCTGTAACAAACCCCTCATGGGTCTTGTAGTACTGCTCATACTGAGCTTTATAAAGTATGGCGTCACCTGGCGAGCTAACATCACCATGCATTTTGTAAACAACAGCATCTCGTTTAGGACGAGTGGAAATAAGATCATCGGTTCTGCGTTTAATATCTGCGACACGGTAGTTTTCTTTGAGACTATCTTCAATCAAAGTGTCATAGTTGGTTGTCCAATAAGTTCTAATGGGTAGTCTAGCAAGGATTTTATGGGCTTCGGAAGGTTCCGCTTGCTCCGAGAATTCCTCTAGGATTTTTCTAGCTAAACCAGTTGAGCTGTTGTTCTTGTTGACATGGTATTGTGCAACCGAAATTAAGTCGTGCTCTAGCTCAACAGAAAGGCCTAATTCTTCAGCAATTTCACGCAGCAGTTCACTCCAATTAACGAAGCCGCTGGTTCTAGATAGGCCCGCACCAGCAAAAACGGCGGCAACCCCTTCTTCGAGATCCTTCACATAAGTCCTGATAAAAGCTTCAACTTCAGCCGAAAACTGAACACTCATATTTTTAGACAATCCGGTCAAAAGATAGACATAAACTTCTTACCACAAACTAACCTTTGTAGTTCTATACACCGCTTTTACGCTGTGCTTTAGTATCCAAATGGATTCATTACTACTGGGGTCAGTACCTATTGAGTAAGTAGGTAGAAAGCCATTACTAGCTCCAATACTCGCTAAGTATATGAGGCAATTAGGTGGTATTTTCAAGTTCACCGAGCCTGATACAGGGCCATAGGAATAAATAGTCACATTTTCGTAGCTCTTTTCCACTATTGGTAGTTAAATAATTACTTTCACTTTATCGCTCAAAGCGTACTCTCAGGTTTATTGCTTTTTAGTTACATAAACCGTCAGTTAGAGTTTGTACCTGTACAACCTAGAATAACGGTAGCAACACGTTTGGGGAGGTCGCAATGTTCCGTTGTCCACTTTGTGGTGCATCTGCCCGTATCCGCACCAGTCGTCCGGAAAATGATTCAAACACTGTACGACAAAAGTATTACCAGTGTAATAACTTAGAATGCGGCGTATGCTTCTCAACACTGGAAGCTTTTCATAAGTTCACATCAAAACACACCTCCTGCGTTCACTCTTCAGGGGATATTCCGTGGCATGAGCTGCCAGCTTCACACAAGGGAAACAATCAGATGAGTTTGCCTTTACCTCAGAATTAACAAGCAGAATTGCCGGAGTAGCAAAAAAGCGATAGATTACGCGCGGGTGCCTTTCGGCTGATGGTCGGAGGGAATACCCGAAGGCCAGATGTGGAAAGGCCCCGGAAAAACATCTCTGTTTAACCGAGGCCCTAACCGCATTACCTTGACAAGTGAAAGGTTAGCGCCTCTCCGGAAAAGGAGCAAGTGCTATGTCGCAAAAATCGCTTACGGCCATCACGTTCTGCGTGACGGCAATCCTCATCATCTGGATGCTGCACGGTTCGCTGTGCGAAATACGGATGAGCTTCTGGGGAGCGGAGTTTGCGGCGTTCTTACAGTGTAAGCAGTAA